AACCCATCATACGAGCCAAAACTTCTGCGTCCTCGTAATATACGGAAAAGAATTTGCGTAGGAAATCAGGTAGTTCCATAGTTACACGAACTTGTTGCATTTTCTGTACAAACTCTTCGCTGAATTTGTTAGATTTTAATACAAGTGCATAATCATGTGTATTAGCTGGACCACCTTGAGATTTAGAAGTAAGGGCTACGTGAGCACCTTCTTTTTCAAAACTAATATCAGATAGTTTTCTTTTAGCTTTACGTTGTGTTGCCATTATTCATCCTCTTCGATTGATTCGACAGATGCTAAAGCACCAATACTCAAACCATTGATTTCACCAGACTTGATTAATTCCCAAAGATTGTCATCTAAGGATTGAATAGTTGCTAACCAAGTGCCTTTTTTTACAAATTTATCACCCAGTACAAAATCACTAGGGCAGCAGTAGCTTTCACAAAACTCGAAAGTATCGGTTTCAACTAAATGAAACAAGTTAGCCTTCATGCTATATTTATTAAAGTTATGACAGGCTTTACGAACTTCTGCTTCACTGGTTACATCACCATGAGCATCAACTTCTTCTGGAACCATAACTATAAATGTAGCTTGCTTTAATTCTTCATCAACTGCTTTTGTAACGGGTAGTTTAACTCCCGGTAAGATATCCTCTGAATTTACCTCATCATCGGCAATCTCTTTAATATAACTCTTTAGAATATCTTCTTGTTTTAAAACACGCCTAGCAAAGGCTAAACCTGCAGAACCACCCCAAAGTAACCAAGCGATAGTACCAGCAGTAGGTCCACCATCGGCTTCTTTTTTCTTGGGTGCATAATTCTTTTCGTGTCTACTAAAGAAAGCGTACATTCTTTTTACGGTGTCTAAGCTAAGATTACCATTAATGATATCTCTTGCTCTTGCTACACCAGAACCTACACCTTCACTTTTAGCTTGAGAAGCATCTAGTCCACCACGATTCCATTTCTCTCGTAGTGCTAAACCTCTTCTTGCATTATTTCGCATTGCATCTGTGGGAGCAAAACTTTTAGCTTTATTAACTGTTTCCATGCTCACCTCTTAATAATAGTATTTAAACATAATTATACCATAAAATTATTAGAAAATCAAGTGTAATATCATAAGTAATAATTTTTATTATGATTTAATCCCAAAATCTAACTCTAATTCTGAAGGTTTTAAACTTGCTGGTCCTGTACTATTAATCCACAGGTTTACTGTAATATCGTTACTTCTTGCTTGAGAGATTAAAGTATTAAAAAGTTCTTTTGTTTCTATAATTTGTTTTTCTATGTCAGTCATTTTGACTCCAAAATTTTATTTATTAAAGTTTTTAAATCGTCAAGTTCTTTTCTTAAGTTTTGATTATCTTCTTTAATTTTTTTGATATCATCTTCATGTAAGTTAACACCCTCAACTAACAAAGGTGTAATACGATCATAATTAATTGTCAGGTAATCAAAACCCTTATCAGAGATTTTAGCCCCTGCTTTATTAATGGTAACAGCATCAGGTAGTCTTCGCTGAACATGTTGTGCGATTAAACCAATCTCTTCTTTACCAACAGGGATTGTATCACCAATCTCAGCAACTTTTGCGTTCCAATTAAATCTGTAAGCATTAAAAGAACCGAGGATTTCTAGTGCCTCTCTATCAATCTTTTGTAGATTTTCTTTAAGACGCTCATCAGACCAATAAGCTGTAACGTTTCCGGGGAAGTATCCATTACCTGCTTGCACATAAAAACGCCAACCAGTGCTGTTCCTATGCAACCCGTAAGTATCATCGTTCATCATGAGTGTTGTACCACCAAACTCAATACCAGCCCACCCATTACGACTTCCCTCAATCTTCCATGCACCATAACTACCATTGTTAGGGTAAAAGTAAGCGCCATTTAACTGGCTATATAAACCTGAATGGTTGGGCATTTCAAGCCATTCGCGTGAATAGCTACGACCTGATGAATCAAACGTACCGTTGATATTTCTATTAATTGTTGAAGGTAAACTCAGTGTGATTGCACCTGTTGATGCTGAAGCTGTGATTTGATTGGCAGTACCTGCAATTGAAGTTACGCCACCACCCGAACCACTAGATGCAGCAGTCAATCTACCTTGTGCATCAACAGTAATATTTGCATTTGTGTATGATCCCGAAGTTACAGTTGTGTTTGTTAAGGCAATTGTACCGCTTGTTGTAATTGTACCACCAGATAAACCTGTACCTGCAACAACAGAAGTAACTGTACCTGTGTTTGCTGTAGCACCTGCAGCAATATTATCAAGTTTAGATGCATATGCGCTAGACATATAACCATCTGCTGTTGAGTTTGCAGCAGGAATTGAAAGTGAAGGAGTACTACCACCAGAACTAACCAGTGGGGAAGTAGCACCTACAGATGTTACTGTACCTGCATTACTAGTATAACCATTTGGATTACTTGCCAGATAAAAAGCTGAAGCGTGATTACCATCTAAGAAGTCTGCATCTAAGCCGCTACCTGTTCCATCTACATTTTTAATGGATGTTAGTAATTGTGTATCTGTGATATCACCAATGTTGCCACCAACAGAAGTAACGGGAGCAGAAGCTGCAGCAGTTGTAAAAGCATCAATGTTACCATCTGCTTTCTTAAAATATAATTTACTATCGGTATAGTTAATCGCTAATTCACCGAAATCCAAATCACCAGCTACAGGAGCTTTAGCAGCTACAGAGGACTTCTTTAATATAATTTTGCTTGCCATATGCAATCCTTAAAAAAGGTAAAAGAAAAGGGCGGTAAAAACCGCCCGTTAATTGTTATTAATTTAGTATGTACCACCGTCAATGTCAGCCCAAACAGGAACACCACTGCCGTTAACTTGTAATACTTTACCATTAGTACCAATAGTTAGTTTAGCTAAACTATTAATACCATTAGAATAGAGTATATCACCTGTTGCGTATGTTGTCAAGCCAGTACCACCTTTAGTAGTAGCAATTGTATTAGCAGACCAAGTACCTGTTGTAATAGTACCTAATGTAGTAATACTTGTTTGACCAGTGTAGGTGTTTGCGATATCAATTGCATCTGCACTAACTGAAATTCTATCTGATGTGCCAACTACACTAATAACACCAGCGGAGTGTGATAGACCATCACCTGCTACAGAAGTTGATAAGCTAACAGCATTTGCAGTAACGGTAATACCATCACCTGCCCCTACATCGAATGTAGTACCAGTTAAAATCAAACCTTCACCAGCAACATACGCGCCAGAACCTGAGAACTGCACCCATGTCTGACCTGCGAAACTTGTAAGAGTGTAATTTGTTTCTGTCCAACCAGTTTGAGCGTAAGTTACACCTTCTAGTACGAAAACAGCAGAACCTTCTAACTCTTGATAAGTATCTGCATCGGCACTACGAGTTAAACTATAAGTTGTACCATTATCAGAATAAGAATAAATACCGTCCTCTGAATCCGTAGTTTGACCGATCAATAGAATACGATAACCAGTGTCTTCGGGGACTAATTGAGCGTGACCATCAATTACTAAAGTTCCACTTGAACCTGTTAGAGCTATGTTAGTTACGCTTAGTAAATTTACGGCATCTTTAAAGGTAAGACCAGTAACAGCATTATCCACATAAGCTTTATTGGTAGCGTCAGTTGCAAGAACAGGGGTAGCAACACCAGTAATACGTGAATCAGTTACATCAACTACACCATTACCGTTAGGAACCAATACAACACTACCATTTACATCGGTAGCTGTAATTGAATTACCATTAATATTAATATTGTCAGTTTGAACTTCCGTTAAACCAGCTAAAGAAGTAATTGTCGAACCAAGAGTTACATTTGAAGTACCCAATGTTATGCTAGAATTTGCTAACTTTTCATTCGTTACACCAGCATCTTTAATTGTTACATCACCAGCAGTAACTGTAAAGTTAGCAGCATTGAATTTCGCAATACCTTTATTGTTATCTGTTGCATCTTCACCTGAGATTGTAATAGTGTTTGTAGAACCACTGATTACAGTGTCAATACCCTCACCACCTACAATAGATAATGTTTCACCATTATTGAAAACATCGGGAGTACCTGTGTCAGCAGCAATTGTAAATGAAGTAGAAATACCTGCAGTTGAAACACCAGTCACTAAACCTTTTTCGTTTACAGTAACTACAGGTACAGAGGAAGTTGAACCGAATGTACCAACATTACTGTTAACAGTGTCTAAAGTAACAGCAATAGTTGTGTTACCCAAGTTGGTCATTGTAGCAGAACCGTCTACATCGCCAGAGATACTAATAACAGGATTATTTACTGCAAAATCTAACTTACCATTTGTGTCGTCATATGTTACTGTAAGACCTGTCTCAATATTTGATGAAACCATTGCACCAACGATATCTTGAACAGCTTCGCTATTGAGACTAACAGCACCTGCAGTTACACTGAAATCAATGTTGTTGAAAGAGGCAGCACCTTTGGTTGTACTAGAAGCATCTTTAATTGAAATAGTTACAGTATCAGTAGTAACTTCTGTATCGATTGGGTTTGTGCCGACAAAGTTTAATGTACCACCAGTACTAAATAAATCTGTACCTGTATCGCCAGCGATTGTAAAATCACTAGGTGGTAAACTACTCCATAAGGTTTGACCACTACCATTAGTTTGCAGATATTGTCCGTTTGAACCAGATGTTTGAGGCCAAGCCTGACCATCTAAAAATACAGAACCTGAACCGTTCGGTTCAATATTAATATTGCCATTTGCATTAGTTGAACTAATAGTATTCGTATTAATTTCGATATTATCTACTTTTAAATTATCAATTTTACCATTAGTATCTACAATAATAGCAGAGTTAGGTGTAAGTGTACCGGGATTATGATCCAATTTATCAGTAAAATACTTACCACCAATAACAACGTGATTGACTGCATTACCTGCAGTTTCAGTACCCATGCCGATGTATAAGCGATCACCGCCATTTACACCATTATCTGTTAGTGCTGAATAAGCTAACTCACCTTGACCAAGTGTAGCGGGATTACCAGATACTTCAGAACGTTTAATTCTTACAATAGAAGCCATAATTTTTCCTTAATTAATAATGTCCAGATTCAACATTCTGGTTTTCGAGTTGGGTAGTTGCAACCCATTTTTGATTTTGACTAGAATAAACTAGAACTGAACCATTTATCTTATTTGAAGAATCTACATCCGAAGCGTCACTGATAGCTTGAATACCTGCGGGTCCGGGTGGTCCTTGTTCTGCCGTAGTAATGACTGTAACTTCACCGGGAGTTTCAACTAAAATAGTATCTTGAGTATCATCTACAATTATTGTGTCATAAATCGTTTCTACAATAACTTCAGTGCTCATCTAGTCACCTCTGGTACTGCAGTGAGACAACCTTCAATAACTCTGGTTACTGTGCCATCGGTAAATACAAGTTCTAAATCGTATACTGCACTTGTAAATGCATAAGCACTAGAAACTGCAGCAGGAATTACAATTTTAAATTTACCGTTTAAAGGTTCGTGAATTACGATCTTAGCATTTTCTGTTGTCAGTGTATCTAGAATTGACGTATCGTTCACTGACTTTCTAATTTGCATTCTAGCAGTGCAACCAGTAAGATTAACTGCTACGGCTGGAGTGCCTGTTTTCCATTGGATAATTTTTACAAAAGTTGAACCTTTGTAGACTTCCAAATCAATGTGTGCTGGTTGCATTTTATTTCCTTAAAATATTACTATTGAGTGCAATGAAGTACGATGGTCAACATAGTTTTCAGCGTCATCTGTGCTTACCACTTTAGCTTTTGGTGTATTATTGTATGAGTTAGCTGTTTGATAAATAACAGTACCTAATTTTACAAATTCCAAAAACGGTAGTCCTTGCATTTCTTTTAATTCTAATTGAGATGCTTTTCTTGCGTTTGTTTTTGTATTATATGACTTTCCAAGAACAGTAACGATTGGGTTATTAATATCGTTTGTAGCTAAAACATGAACTAACACGAATTCATTATTTGGAACTTCCGATAGCACCCAATTAGAACCATTATAATGATTATAAGCTAGTCTTGTGGTTCCTGAATAATGCGGAACTTCAGTAGGTAGTATTAATGGAAAAACTGTTGCTTCTTTTCTATACCAATTATCCTGAGTTCCAATTCTGTAGAATACAGGAAAATGTCCAACTGTAGAAATATTTTGAGGTAAGTCATCTGTTATCGTTATTGTAATATCTTCATCAGCAATAACTCCATTTTCGCAACCAAACTGAGCATGTGAATTTAAACTAGCATTTTGATCTACTTGAAAATTATTAAGACCTAAACCTGATCGGTATTGAGCACCAATTGATAAATGTAAGTGACTGTGAGTAGCACCATCCATTCTTAAACCGTGTCTTTCATCACCGAAGTAAATTACTTTTTGTTGATCTGCTCTCCAGTAAATTAAAGCAACTAAAGCGTGTTCTAAGAATAAATCTTCTGATACATTAGAAGTTGACATTAGTGTTTCAGAATTACCATCAAAGTATATGAAGTGAATTTTCGATTCATTTGGGATTTGAACAGACTCTGAAAAGTAAGTATGTAAATTTGAATGCAACCAAACATTAAAACCTTCTTGTGCATTTGTTGCTGCAATTGTAAAAGTTCTATTAATAGAATTAAAATTTATTGTACTAGTATTTCTTGTTTCAAAACCAGTAGGTTCCTTCATTACTGAAAAAGTTGATGAAGCTTTATTTTCAGCAGCAATGACAATCCTTTGATCAATATGTTGCTCTACAGCTTTACCTTTGGTTACTACTCGTCTACCATCTGACATTAAAATAACAAGATGACCTTGTGCATCAAATTCTGCAGCTTTCACTGTAGCAGCTATTGGTAGTTCATTTTCAGCCTTGGAAACCATCTCAAAAGGATTGGTGTAACTTCTAAGAGACTCTACGTGCGAGGGTAACTTAGGTGCTTTTACTTTTGCAGGTTGATTTTTACGTTCTTCTATTTTTACTGCATTAGTTCCAGCGAAGATTGATTCTTCTTTTGAGAAACCTTTGGCGAGAGAAGCATTGGCTACTTTTGCGAATAATTCCCTTAATTTTAAAGATTTACCTTGAATGGCAGTTGGGGTATTATCTGCAGACCATTGCATATTCTCTCCTTTATAAACAACAATAACCCCGAGCATTACTCGGGGTATTTGTAAACTATTATATCATAGAATTGATATTAATTCAAGAGCATTTACTTTAAATATTTTGCTTTGATTATATCTTCTACAGACTTCTTTACTTTATCTTTTTTATTAGCTTCTTCTGCATTTTTCATAGCAGCAAGTGAAGCAATACGGGCTTTCTCTTCAGAACCAGTATCCTTTAAAGTTTGGTTAAAAACTCTAATAGCTACTTCTTGAACAGACTTTGATTTTTTATTCGCCCACTGAGGGACATTATCTGCTGAGTATGGCATTTCTTTTCCTGTGCATCATTTGTATAACTTGAGGTGATAACTTACCACCTTCTACCGTATTCCAACCCATGTATTCAAATGGTCGAAAAATGTTTTCTAATCTGTATGCTTCATCTGTAGAACAAACACAAAGTCTAGTCTTAATGATATTCTCTATACCATGTTGTGCAAAAGCTAAATGCAGCGGATTGTACTGATTGTAAGAATTATTAAATTTACTGCAGTGCTCTTTAAATCTCACATCGATTAAACGAGTAGTAACACCAACGTATCCTTGTGTGAATACGTCAGTGTGTTCTTTTAGATGCAACCAATACAAAATTGCAGTCTTATTATGCTGCATTCTCTAGGTTACCAGAGCTTGTATCGCTACCAGAAGGTGATGTTGCAGTTCCTTCACCAGCCGTTTTAAAACCATCACCACTGCGAGAAGTCATTGCTGGCATCTTGTCTTGGTTTGGCTCTTCATCATCGGGTAGGGCATCTACACCAATTGATTCACGAACTCTATTGAGTACAGCACGATCAACTTCAATAACAGATGTACTAGCGAAACGCTGAACAGCTTTGGAGAATGATTCTAGGTCTTCGGATTCTAGGTTATCAAAGTCAATTTGACCCATTCTAGAAGTATCCCAACCATTTAATTCGTAGGTTTGCTTGATAAGATCATCGTTAATAGTATCACGAATTTTTCTTAGCATTGCTTCTGCAGCAGTAGCAGATAGGGAGTTTTTAACTTGACCTAAAGCGTTAGAACCACCACCAGATTGACCTAGTACCAGAATATCAGCAAATAAGGATGTTAAGATTAGATTTTTATAGTATTCTTTAATCTTGGATGTATCCATTGCTTTACTACCGTTTAACGATAATAACTCAAGTTCAAACAAAGGTTGTTTTGTATCAGGATCGTGTGCCTGTGGTAGAATCAAAGCTGATTGCTGATTCAACTGCAAGTTACGCATTACGTTTTCGTAGTATGCACGAATAGCTTTTTGATCAGGTGAAGCTTCAGAGGATAGATACTGAGGTGGAAGCTTGAGAACTGGTAAACCAGCCAAATCTTTAGCTACACCGTTAGCTTCAATCTCTTCGATTACGCTTAGGAATCTCCAAGCGAGGTATGCATCACGAAGCATGGATTTACCAAAGGGATCACCCTTGTGCTTACCTGCACGAAACAGCATAATCTTGCTGCGAGGTAAAATAACTTCGTTATTAGTACGGC